TAATTTTCCTAGGTACATTGTGCGACATTAAAACTATATCTAAAACACGACTATTCTATTGTCTTTTTTTACAAAATAAATTATTTTGTTTTTGTAAATCAATTTAATTTTTGGAGGCTTTTATGTCACAACCTACAACCGCCCTACCAGGCTCCTTAGACAATTTAAAATCACGTATTTCACGTCTTTATTTTGACAAACGTCAATTTAAAGATGATTCTGGTCAAACTGTCGATTATGAGCGTTTAGTTATTGAAGTTCTTATTAAAGGTGAGATTTTTAATATTGAGTTTAAGCCTGAGAAAAAAGATAAAGCGATACTTATGTTAGCCGATGATTTAAGTCAACCTATGACTTTACAATAATAGAACGAAAAGCGAACTAAGTATATTTTAAAGTAAGTGTTATAGTTCCCTGACAATTTAGAGATTGGTGACCAACTAGCGAAGTCGTTAAACTCAAGCGGGTGTAAACTTAAGGGGGTATAAAATGCCAGAAAATATGACATTTTTTGACGCAGCCACTGCCGGTTCTGTTTTCAAAACTGCTTGGGGTGTTATTTCGTCAAATTTTGCCGGTATTGCCGTTTTACTTGGCGCTATGATTGGCCTTGCTATCGCTGGTCGCGCGATTAATTCCGCGGTTCGTGGTAAAGTCAAGGTTAAATAATCGGCTTGGGGAGGTACCCCCTCCCCTATTTAGGAAATATGGAAAATTTATCAGTTTTAGCAATCAGCAACGAAATTCTTAAGATGACGCGAGATTTATTAGTTACTTATGCTCCTCTTATTGGATTATTGGGCGGTTTAAAGTTCGTTTTGGATTATTTGCATAAAGTCATTTTTGGAAGAAAAATATGATTGTAACTTTTGGTAACATATTATTTATTATGCTGGTTATTGGGATTGTAATGTTAATTTTGGAAGAAATAAAGAATAATGGCTAGTTTTTTACTTAAATTAAGTGCGTTTTGGCTATTTATTGTCGTAGCAATTTATGCAATTTTTTGGTTGAGCGGTGCGCGTAGAGGTGATAAATGAAACGGTTGGTTTTGGTTGTTTCCAGCTTAGTTTTAATTTTTCAAGTTGCTTTTCCACCACAGCAAGCGCGTGCCGCTGAGCCAATAAATTTCAAGCGTGCCAATCCGTCGAAATTTACGCATCCGTTTACGCTATCACGCGACAAAATAACGTTTTTTTCACAAGACATGTCTCAAGCAGAATTTAACAAGCGATTCGACGCGCTTGAAAAGTCATTTCAAGACGATTCGTATTTTGTGACTTCAGATGGTAACGATCACGTAAAATATATAGTTTTTGACAAGAATAAGCCGATTAAGCTTGAATTAGCAAAAACTAACGACAATCTAAACTTCTATCAATTTAAATTCGCTAGAGTCACCACGTATCAATTTAGTTATAATACAGTCAAGAATTCTTATATTTTGAGTAAATACGACGATGGCGCTAATTATAATGCATATCTAGCGCCAAAAGGGATTGGTAATTTTGCCAATCTTACTGATATAATATCGCTCAATGCAAAACAACGTATAGAATATCCGGATGGATATAATGGCGATACTTTTGTTGGCGGTGATTCGCCAGTTTTAGAAATTAAGCGAAAAAAGGAATGCGACAATTTAGATTTTGTATGCTTCTTCAAAAAGGCGCTGTCGTCTACAATATCGACTATTCAAGATCTTTTTAAAGGAATCACTAATTTAGTAGAAGGCTTTTTTGATTTTTTGAAAAACATATTCATACCCTCAGACACGAATTTTTTCGCGGGATTCTTTAAGCAAATGGACGCCTCACTTCATAAAAAATTAGGATTTTTAACGTTTCCGTTTGACTTTTTTACAAAAAGTTTTAATGCGTTTGCTGGTTCGTTAACGGCTGATAATATGAGTGAGTGGCATTGCCGTAGCGATGATTTTTATAAATCAAGTGTATGTTCAGGTGTTTGCGTTGATAATTTATTATCGAATAATCAAGTTTGTCTGAGATTTGGCGCGCTTGAGGAGAATTTTCCACAAATTTGGAATGCGGCTATTCCTCTCGCTAGATTAGGCGTGGTTTTGTCGCTTTTATTTGCAATTTTTGCGAAATTTAAGGAGGTTACAGAAATATGATATTTATAATTATTATAACTGCCGTTATAGCTGGTTTAATTGCGATTTTTGCGTTAATTCCAGATTTACCGCCAACACCTGAATATTTAGTGGCTTTTTCAGATTTATTTGCCAATATTTTACGTCAGTTTTCAGACGCTTTTCGTTATTTTATGACGCCCTCCTTGGCTTTATTGTCAATTACTTTAGTTATTGCGTTTTTAGGTTTTGAGCCGATTTATCGTGTTACTATGTGGATTCTACGTAAAATACCGATGATTGGGATAAAATAATGAGAGTTGATTGGAAATCATTATTAAAACATTATACGCGTCCCAAAAAAGGTTTATTCCCTGTTGGCTCTAGAGTTTATATCGGGCGTCAAGGCAAAGGCAAAACTTTGAGCATGGTCAATTATGCGTACAGAATAAAAGAAGCTTATCCGAATTGCGCTATTTTTTCTAATATAATTTTACAGGATATTAAATATGTTTATTTAGATAATGACGAGAGGGTGTCGCAGGCTCTTGAGTTTCAAAATGGTGAGAATGGCGTTTTGGTTTTATTAGATGAGGCGCATTTAATGTTTAACACAAAAACAGGAATCCCAATTGACGTTTTAACGGCAATATCGCAACAGCGAAAAGACAGACGACGAATCGTGTTCTCAAGTCAAATATGGAATGAAATGGATATGTCGATTCGTAAACAGGTACAAGAAGTGGTCAATTGTCGTAAAATCGGTAGATTTCAGTTTAATACAGTGTATGACGGTGAAAGTATAAGACTTGATAAATCGGATTATACATATGTCATGGATAAACTTTTTAGTGAAATATTTAAGCATAATGATGAATATTATAGTCGATACGACACGTATCAAAAAATTTTGCGGAATTCAGAATATAATCGTCAGTCAGTACCAAATACTCAATTCGTACCGATTAATCAAAATCAGAAACGGAGGTGGCGAAAATGATTTAATGAGCGAAGCAGCAACGTCATAACGTTGCTGCTGGTGCGCGCAGCGGGCAACCCATTAAGCCCGAGCAAGCGCGCGCGAATATTAAAATTTTATCAAAATTAAGTGCGGAGCCCGCGCAGCGGGCTACTCGATAGTAGGACATTTAACATATTTTTTATAGGGGTGAAGGTGAACGATAATTATATTAACAATATTGTGAAGGAGTACCCTGAGATGTATAAATTAACGATGTTTAAATTTCCAAAAGCACGTTTTTCATCAATATCTAGCAAGAAGCAAAAACGTAATCAATGCAATGAGTTAGATATTATGCGTTCAGTTCGTCGAAGCAGGACTGTAATTTCTGACTATATTTTATCAAACGATTTTGAAATGTTTGTAACATTTACGTTTAATCCAAAAAAAGTAAATCGTTATGATTTAAATGCTTGTTATCTCAAAATGCAATCATGGCTTTGGCGTCAGCAAAAGAAGTCTAATAATGATATGAAATATATAATTGTTCCAGAAAAACACAAAGACGGCGCAATTCATTTTCATGCGGTTATGTCAAATTATCCTGGTCTGATTAAGAAAACTAACGTAATTCAGAATAATCGTCGTGTGTATAATCTAACGTCGTTTCGGTTTGGCTTTTCAAATATGCAATATCTTGATGACGATAAGCAAAAAGTTGCTGCTTATGTATGTAAATACATAACGAAAGATATGATTACAGTATCTAATCGCCGGCGATATTGGGCGTCTAAGAATCTACAAAAGCCGGCTAAGTATTATAATGAAGCTGATGCTTTATTTCTTAATCCTGATTTAAAGTCGTTGACTTTTGAAAATCAGTATTTACAGATGCATGAGTTTGAAAAACTTGAGAAACTTTTTGCTTAATAATTTCATTATTCCACTCACCCGCTTTAAATCGCAGTAGAGGCATATTTGCGTTGTTCATTATTGAATTAACGAATATGTCGCGCTTTTGGCGTTCTAGGCGGTTGTGAGTGCTGTCATCAAGTTCTACGGCAAAAAGTGGTTTCATATCATTATTACAAATAAGAAAATCGACTGATTTACCATTAATTTTTGAAAATGCTGCTTTCCAATTCTGCCCTTTTATTTTATGTTCTAAAAACATACTAAAATGTGCTTGCGGGATAATCACACAACCACTTATACATTCCTGCAATATTTGATAAAATTTTAGCTCAAATGCTGTCATAATGCATTCTTTTTTTACGTATGCATATTCTTTTTTTATGTAATTTTTTGTGATTTGTTTATTTGTTTTTATTCCGATTATTACAATTGCAATTATCAGAAATACTATAAATATTTCCATTTTTTTAGTATATCATAGTAAATTCTACAACACTATTTTTATTTTAATATTTTGCGTCGTTTATTTTTTATTATCTCTGTTGTGCGACATTTGATAATTTTCCTAGGTACATTGTGCGACATTAAAACTATATCTAAAACACGACTATTCTATTGTCTTTTTTTACAAAATAAATTATTTTGT